CAAAGAAATGAAGGGGTTTTTCCTGTACTAAGTAAAAGTAAATCGAGGTAGTTCCAATGGCGGGAGGAATATACTACCCTATGAATATATATCGAGTAGTTTTAGAAAACTACATTTTACTCTTAGCCTTTATCATTCTCTCTCTTTCCAATATCTTTTCTACTTTACGTTTAAACTCTACATCATTCTTTCTAGCACGTTTAACTGCTGATGGTTTAACAAAGTATTTTCTTTCTCTTAATTCAATCAGATGACCAGATGATTCTACCTTCTTCTTAAATCTTTTTAATAAAGAGGAAATATCCTCTCCTTCTCTTTTTTTAATTCCTACTAATGAAACACTCATTCTTTTATTTTTTTGTTATTCTTGCCGGCTTAAAATCGTTTTAATGGGTATTATCTACCTTGTCCGCGATATGCTTTCGGTTTTGGATTATGTTTGTTGTATGATGTCTTACCTGTTGGTTGAGATTTCTTTTTACCGAAACCAACTTTTGTATTTGAATTAGCTGTTTTCTTTGCCATCTAAAAATGCTGTTATTTTTTTATCAATATCGTTTATGGTATAAGATAGTGCAATTACGATATCTCTGATTTCATCAATATCTCTTTTTGCTCTTTCCATATCCAATTCTAATTGTAGTAATTTAGTTTCCATATTATTCCTTTATGGGTACACAATTTGGGACAGTTCTACCATCTAACTCTTTCGTACCAATTGCTTCATATCCAGGCCAGCAGCTATCTTCTAATCCTAAATCAACTGCTTTAAGGTTTATACCTCTATACTTTTGTTCTTGTCCTAATAAACTTTTGATTCTTTTTGCAACACTCATATTCGTTTCAGTACGATATGTTTGGTAGCAAATTGCAGCTGATTGTTCTTGTCCGTATTCATCGTATATTTCACCGATACATCTACTTACAAATTGTTCTTCTGTTTCTTCTGATTTTGGATTTGGGATTGGCATAATGTTTATTATTTAATCAACGTACATGGTTTCACCATCTACTATTATTTTTTCTATATTCTTTAATACAACAGTTCTATATCCACTCGCATCTCTATCCCATAATACCCAATATCCTCTTTCCTCATAATCATATACAGGTGGATTACCAGTAGGGTCAGTAGTGTACATTTCTCTAACCATATTTCTACCACTTAGTTTAGTGGTATATATTTTAACAAATTCATATTTGGTTTTGACAATATCAACCATTTCACTAAATGAAATGTAATTCTTTTTACGGAATTGATAAAGTTTATTACCTACGATTGTTGAGTTCATATTACTTATCCAATTCTTTTAATTTATTGATTGCCCATTCTACACCTGATGTTCCACCCCAAGCATCCCACATTAATCCACCACATCCTTCTGAATAGGGTACATCTTTGTGTTGTTGATGTCTTTTGAATGAAGCCATCCTTGCTATCGTATCTCTACTAATTGGTTCTTTATTTGCAAGTTGGTTAGCTCTTTGTTTTCCTGTTGCTTCTCCACAACTTCCCCATCCATTCTTTTCAGCCCAATCTAATGCTCTTTTAGCATTGTTTGATGCAGATTCTGGATAATCAGAATAACTTTCAAACTTATATATCTTATTATGAACTGAATTTTCGTACATATTAGTCAGTTATGGGACCTCCTGTCACCCAAGCATCACAAGTTCTACTTGCTGCACACTTAAAATCAAATGCTTCACAATATCCTAAATCACCTGCTTGGATTGTATCCCACTCATCTTTTACTTCTCCACCTATACCAGATGCAATACAATCCAACATTTTTTTGGTTTGGATGAAAAACGCACAATTTCCACATAATGCTTTCTTTGCGGATTCAACGTTTCCCTCAAACATATCTGCTTTCTTCTTCCAATAATCTTCGTTCGGTTCATTTGGGTTAAGTGGCCCATAATGTGCTATTTTTACTGCATTAGCTCTATTAGCTAAGTTTACTGGAATACTTTGAGTTGCTTCTGGACATCCTTCTTCTAATAATGCTGGAGATATGAATCTATCTTCATCTTCATCAGGATTAGGTATCTCACCACTATAAGATGGTGATACTAATGATGGATTTGCTTCTAAGATAATTTGTTTAATTTTACTTAACAAATACTCAGCTTTCAATTCATCTTTACTAGCCTTAACTAATTTATGTTCGAATACTCCTTCAATAGAGAATCCTTTAATCTTACCTGTCTTTACGAATTCATTCCAAATCTTATCATCAGTTATCTTCATCATACCTACCCAAGTTCCCTCTGGTAAGTTTAATCCGTAATTGTTTGATTTATCTAATTTTCCTTCTTTAACCCACGACTCAACAAGTGTTACACCTTTGATTTTCTTATCGTGTTCTAATGTTGCTTTATCAGTATATTTCTTTGCAAGATAATTCTGTGCTAACTTCTTAATTGTTTGTGGTGTAAAGAATACCTCATATGGTTGTCCTTCTCCATCTACTCTTAGGATACGTTTATTTGGAATTAAGATTGCTCCTAATAAAATACGTTGTTCTGTATCTACTTTTGCAAAAGCAATTTCATCTTTATTAAAATACACCCAATCAGATTCAATGGCCGGAGCTTCTACCAATGATATGGCCATCACTTCGTCAACGTTCGGGTCTTCTATTGTAAGTTCATATAATTTCATAATACTTTAACAATTTATGTTTACTTTATCTTAAAACGTTGCTGCTGATGTAGTACGTCTATCTAATGCTTGTTGTGAACTCATATCAGTACCAACTACATATGCTTTGATTGGTTTGTTTGATGCTCTACTCAATCCTTCAGCAATTTGTGTTGTTGGATTTATTGCACCACCACCTTGTAATTGTGGTACTTGTGGTGATGATACTGATGGTGCCTGAATAGATGGTGTGGAAACATTTCCACCACCTCCACCTGTTGCACCTGGCATCTTAGGAACTTGTGTAGAAATAATCTTTCTAACGTTTAATAAACCAGCAAGGATAACTGTACCTGCAGCAATAGCACCAAATGGAGGTGGGTATGTTGCAAGTGCCTTAGTAGCACCTAAGTAAGTATCAATCGTTGCTTGTGCAACTGCAAGTGCTTTACCTGCAACTGTTTGTTCACCAACTGCTTGTGCAATAGTTCCCAATGCATTAGATACAATACCTAATTTAGCTTCAGTTGCTGCTCTTTCAATATCAACTCTTGTCTTTGCAGTTTCTGCATCAAACGCTGCAAGAGCATCTGCTGATGCCATCTTTGCAACCATATCTGCTCTTTCCAATTCTCTTACCTTATCAAAAGTATCAATTTGAGATTGGAACGATTGTTTAGTTAGAGTATCTTGTAATTCGTATTCTGAATAGATTCTAGCAGCCTTATCCATTCTTGCTTGAGATTCTGCATCTGCTAATTTCTGAGCATCTTCTTCTCTCTTCTTAGCATCCTCTTCATCTTTTTTCTTTTTATCTTCTGCAGCCTTCTCTTCTTCTTTCTTCTTCTCCTCAGCTCTCTTCTTCTCTTCTTCGATGATGGCACCTTCCATCTTCTTCTTATCCTCAAGATACTTTGCCTCAGCATTAGTTCTATCTATAAGAAGTTGTTTTCTTTCTTTCTCTGCAAGACCCTGAACCTTTAATAGATTATTAATTCTATCTACTTCAATTTTATATGCTACATCTGCTTCAACTTGTTCGTTTTTAATCTCTTCGATTCTATCATCAAAACGTTTCTTTCTTGCATTAGCAAGATTTTGTTCTGCAGATTGTGCTTTAGATGCTAATTCTATTGCAGATTTAGCTTCTTCAATTCTTTTTTGTTTTAATTCCTCAGCCTTCTTTCTTGCTTCTTCTGCCTGACGTTTAGATTCCTCTGCTCGTTTCTTAGCATCTTCTGCTTTCTTCTTAGCATCAGCTTCTGCTTTATCAGATGCATCCTTTGCAGCCTTTGCAGCATCTTCGTTTGCTTTCTTAAAATCTTTAATTCCAGAAGATGCTTCTTTGATTTTAGAATCAGCAATACCTATCTTTCTTGCAACGAATGCAAACCCTTCACCAACTTTTTCTAATACGAATGCTAAACCTTCAAATAAAGGAAGTGCAACCTTTTCAATAGTTGCAAGGATTGGTCCTAATATTTTACCAAATGCTGTGGAAATACGATTAAGAGTTTCTTGTCCTTCAGCAGTAGATTCTAATGATTTCTTAAATAATAAGAAAATACCAATGATTGCACCAATTACAGCAATAACTGGATTAGCAAGTAATAACTTAAACGCATCACTTACACCTTTAACTGCTCCACCAGCTTGTCCTGCAGGACCTGGTAATGATGCTAATTGGTCTTCAAATTGTTTTGATTGGAACTGAACTTTTTCTAATCCATCTTCCAAATCATCTAATTGTGCTCTTAACTTATCAAACTTTACTTTATCTCCTGCAGCTGCAGCAGCTTGTAAATCTTTTTGTGTTTGACGAATTTGTAATTGGAGTTTGACGAACTTATCACCTGTTTCTTCGGTCTTATCACCTAAATCTTTGATTTCATCAGCACCCTTTACTTCCGCATCAATTACGGCTTTATATGTTGTAGTATTATCTGCCATGCCATGTTCGTTTTAATAAAGTTAATGCTTCGGTTAAAGTATTTGGATATGCATATTTTCCTTTTGCAATATCAATTGTTTCACTTTCTCCGTAAAAATCACTTATTTGTAATAGGTCTATAATTTCTTTAATCATATCATTTAACAATTTGAATGTAGTTTATAAGGTACGATTAATCGCTCCTGGTAATATTGGTCCTAATAATTGTATATCACAAGTTCCTTCTTTTAAATCATAATTGTTTATTGCACGTAAATGATAGGTATTACCTTTGAATTGTATAATATCATTTAATTCCATCTTAAAATAATCTGCAAGAGGAATAATTCCCTTTGCATTAATCAAACGAGTACGTGGATTGTATAGAAGAGAAATGTATTTATCCCAATATTCAGTATATAAACTAGCAGATGGGATTGTTCCATACACTGGATTTTCATTCTGAAAAAGTAATGTTTTACTTTCTTCCGTTACAAAACTACCACTCTCTGCAGAGTAATGGTCAAAATAAGGAAATACTGTTTTAGAAATTGAAGCGTTACTCTCATTCTTCATCCAATAAGTTTCACATTCTACTTTACCATTGTAAAAATATAAACGTGGATATACCACTGCAGGATTGTAGTTAATACTTGAAATAAAAGTTGGAATGTATATAGGAATCTTAGCCATAAAGTTTTTATTTTAACATAATGATGGTGAACCCACTACACCAGTTGATGAAATGAATATTGATTGATATTGTGAACCGATTGAAGGTACAAATTTCCATATAGAATAACCACCATTGAATGTATTTGTTAAACTATAATCAGTATATAATACATCACCAGATGTTAATGGTGATGCGTTAGAATATAAAGTATTAGGGAAATATGATGTATTATTACATGCATCATAATTACTACCAAATCCAGCATTACCAACGTAGTAAGTATATACCTGATTAGATGGAGGTGTAATACCTTCAGCAGAACCTGATAAACCAGTTCCACTCAAATAAGATAATGGTGTTACTGAAAAAGTTGTTTCAACTTTAAACTCACCTTGTGAAAAGTAGTTTTCAGTATCTGTATAATATGTTTTAGCAAATTCACGTGTATTCTCCTTTTGAAATTGTTGAGCAATATAATCATTACCTAATTTATCACCAAATTCTAATTTATTTACTGCTAAATTATTTGCTGGAACAACTTCTATAATTTCATTTAAGTTGATGTATTTATCAAAGTTTTTAATTTCACCTTTATCATACCAATTATTAAATGGTTCAATAATAAAATGATTTTGTTTTGTATTATCTGGATAGATTACTAAGTTAAATTTCTTTTGTAATCCTTTAATAAAATCTACTAATTTAATACCACTTTCACCATAAGGCATATTCGATTGAATATCCATTATTCTACCATCTGCAGCTTGTAATTGTTTTCTTATTTCAATATAAGATTTAGGTTGTCCACCTGGGTCTAATGTAAATACAAAATTATTATAAGGTGCAGTAAATTGGTCGACCCATTGTAATGCAAAGTTGTACGTACCTGGGTCTATCTTAGATGTATTAAATTCAGTTTGTAAAGTATATGTTCTACTTTGTGCACTTGCACCTTCAGCAAACATTGCATAGGTATTTTTATTAAAGTAACTATTGATATTAACTAATGCTGTTGTTGAAACAGCAGTAGAACTACCGGTAGGACATACATTTAATTCTAAAGAAGGTCCACCTAATGAGCCTGATAAGTTTATTTCTAAATTTAAAACACCTCTTAATGCAGTTGATTTAGTAATTGTATAAGTTCCATCTGAACCAACAACGGATGAAGGGTCATTTAATCTATTATACCACGGCAAGTTTGTTTGTGTTGATTTTGTAATAACTAAATCAGTTTGTCCACTACCACTAATTGCACCCCACTTAGCAACACCATTTATTTCTAAGTTTATACCTGCAAACTCTGGATATTTAAGTGAATTATTACAAATCATATAGATATCTTGTACCCAATCTTGATTAAAGAATGAAGATGTGTAAGTATATCCTGTAAATTCAAAGATTGCATCTAATACTTTCTTTGCTCTAATTGCTGGTTTGTAATCTTGTACTGTGATTGCACCTTCGTTATCATCTAAACCAAAGTAAGCATCACCACTTGTGAATTGCCAACCAGTTCCATAATCTGCAAAGGGATAGACAATATCACCATCAAATAAATTACCATCCCAACTATCTACAATGTTTTGATAAGATGCTGTGTGATTGTAAGCTGAAAGGTTTGATAAATCAGTTAAGTATAATTTATTTATATCTCTACTGAATGATGAAAGTGTACCATAGATGGAAATTTCATATGATTCAATAAATTTATTTGAACGAACATTTACTTTGTTAAGTTGTAGATATCCTTGTGAGATATAGAACCCATCAAAATCAAAATAAGCCGGCACCTTTACGTTTGTAGCGAATAGGTAAGGGTTTTCTACCGAAATATCATAAACGTGTTTAAAAAACGCGTTATTGTTCTTTGTACCTGGTATGGTTATTTGACGTGTAAAATCAGATGGAAGAATACCAATATCAAAAAGACCAGTTACGTTATTTGATATTGTTATCGTTTCATCTTGGAATAAATCTAATTGAGAACCACTCGCAATTAGTTTAAAATTAAAACCTTTTGATGAATTTACACCCATATTATAATATTAGTTTATATGATTGGCCATAATCGAAATCAAATGAATACTGAATTAGTTTATCAACTACACCAGTTTTAAATTGAATTGAATCTGTTTTTATTGTGATTGGTCTAATACCTTGTGGATTACTACTAACACCCCATTCTGCATAGAATAATGGTTCATTGTATATCCAATATATTTCATCGGATACTAATAATTGTTTGAACGTATCATTATATCCTTCATTCACCCAATTAGTATTTACAGATATTGCTTGTTTAGTATCTACTAAATAATTTAAGATAGATGAATCATAACGATTATATGTTAAATAACTTCCGTTAAATGTACCAATTTGTGGTTGATATTGTGAACGAGATACTGAAAATGATTGTCTATTAACCATATTAAAGTTAAAATAATCAAATTCACCGAATCTATTTTTCCACATTATACGAACGTTAGGGTACTTTTGATTACATACAATATTGTATTTTAAAGGTTGTCCCAATTCAGTTAGAGTTCCACCTTCATTTCTATATGCATGAACTATAAACCATTCTAATGAGTTCCAATAAGGTGCAAGAGTTGTATTATTCTTACCTAAATCAAAATTGAATATTTGTTGGTCAGATGAACCAGTAGTTAAACCTGTATAAGTTTCATTTAAGGTAAATCCTAAACTTAAATCGTATGTGAAATAATTTGGTTGTAAATTATCTCCAGCTGTTGTAGTTCCTTGATTACCAAAATATACACCAATATAATTTACTTCATTTTCTTGCAAAAGAGATTGTGTTGCTGGTGCACCTGATAAGAAAGGCCAATGGTCATCACTAAACCATAATGGGTCTCCAACACTTTCTTCAAACAACTGATAACCATCCATTGCAAAGGAAGTTAAACTTCTTTGTTTAGAACCTGTTACAAAAACACTACCACTTTGATATTGGTAATATAAATCAGCTGCAACCCATTCAGTATTCTCTTGTGATAAAGATGAAATAGATAATCTATTTAAAGTTGAGTTAATAATTCTACTAACATCAAATATACCAGTATTATCGTTATTTGGATATTTTACAAGCGTATATTGAGGAATAGAACCTGAATCAGTTCTAGAACCTGTCCAATAGTATAAATCCAACATATATTGGAATGAACTACTTGTCAATACCGCAGTATTACTTTCGTAAAACGAATACGCCATTGGCGATTGTGAAAGTGATGCAGTTGCTGGTTGTTGTACTATGACAATACTCATAATTATTTAATTAATTTAACATTTAACCAACAGAAATCGTTTTGTATTGAAGGGTTACTTAACTACGAAACCCATTTTCTTCATATCTTTGGAGAATTTAGCTTCCCAATCCACTAAAAGTTCATCAACTTTACCATTCATAAACTCATCTACTGCCACTTTCATTTCGGGTGAGTTAGCAGCATTCTCTGCAAAAGGTCTTGCTTCCATCTTAGATGTTCCTTCTTCTACAAACTTACCATACTCTGCTCCATCTGGTGCATAGTTTAGAGTGATTACATACTTCCCTTTTGAGGGTTCTGTAATCATTGTTTCTGCTCTATTTCGTTGAGTTACTTGTGTGTAAAGATTACCAGTTTTATATGCACGAGTTTTACCAGTAACCAAATTAGTTTGAGCTAAGGTTTTATATAATCCTGCTAAATCTTTTAGTGTTTTCATTTATTATATTGAACCTGAACAATAGTATCCACAAACAATGTCAGTTTTAGTTATACTACATGAACCAAACGAATAATCACCAGTATTACAACTAATAGTAGGTGCAGGAAATTCTCTTGCACATATTTGGCCGGTATATTCATAACCTAACCCATAACTAGCAGTAACTGGTGTTCCATCTGTCATAGTGTATGTAATTGTACCACCTAAACCCAATACTTGTTGACAAGATGATGGTGTAGGATAACATTGTTGTAAAAATTGGAAATTGTAAATATATGTTGCAGTTTGTACTTCACTACCACTACATAATGGAGTAGTTGGTAATGGAATATATGTATCACAACTACCAGTCAATATTACATTAACTGTGTTAGATGCTGATGGGTATCCATCTACTTGTTGAACACAAATAGAACCTGTATAATTTGGATTTATAGCAGATGTTACTAATTCACTTTGTCCACAAGGAATGTAAGTTAAATTTCCACCTAGTGCACCACCATATACTACATATTGAGAACAAGTTAGTTCTAAATCACAAACAGGATATGCAATATACACCGAACCAGATATTCCTCTAATTGCACGAGATGTTGTATTAGTTCTTACTACCGCATCACCTCCAAATCCAGGTAATCTTAATGCCGATGAACCACCAGTTCCTTGTGAATAACCCCATCCACCAGCAGCTACTTCAATAGATGAAGATGGACCCGTAATATCAAAGAATTTAGCATTACCAGGAAATTCTGGACTATTTGGTATAACACCCCCAACTCCTCCTGCACCTGAACCTCCACCTGCTCTATTATCAGCAACATTTAAATTATAGTCTGATGGTTTAGAAGATGGATATCCTTGCCCAAATACTGGTGCAGAACCAGTCAATGATGCACCAGTTCCATCATATGAAACCCATCCACCTGCTGAACCTGATGATACTAATGATGGACTTATAGTAGATGAAATATTGATATAACCACCATGTCCACCACCATATGCTGTTATTTTATCACCTGAAACATAATATGAATCATTTGTAATAGTATATGGATATTGAAACCAACTATCTTCACCATTTGAACCAGTCACTAATCCACCATCTCCAATATAAAGAGAATATGAACCAGATGATAATGCAAGATTGTATGCATAAAATACACCACCTGCTCCACCACCACCTGCGTTATCAAAAGATACGGATGTACCAGTAGAACATCTACCAGCTGCACCTCCACCACCTACAATTAATAATTTTGCATTATTAGTATTACCACTTATTATATCAAATGATGCAGAACCAGTAGTATTGAATTTGTGATACTTCCATACTTGGCTACCACTAATGTAACTACCGGTGATACCACCAGTAGCATTTATACAATTACTACCACCACCAAAATAAGAAAAAGGTATATACATATTAAACTAAATTTTGTGTTATTACTCCATATAATGAACTTTCTGTATATGAAACAAACGTTATTATATCTTCTGCATTTACATTATTCGTTAAAATAGGTGCAGCACTTTGTGGGAATTTAATACTACCAGTATTATACGTTATAATACCATATCCAGCTGATGGTTGTGTTATTTTTAATGAAATAGTTTGACCACCAATAATATTACTTACTGAAAGATGTGTTGAACCGGATGGTATAGATAAATAAAAGAAATTACCTAATGAACAATCTAAACTAGCAGTAGCAGAAGAGATTGACATTGAAACTGAATTACCATTTACTCTACCATCAAATGTATTTGAACCTATAAATGTATTTGAACCAGTTGTTGCATAAGAGCCAGTTGCATTAATTAAAGATGCAGTTACATTTTGCAATGTATTCCACTTAGTATCGTTACTTGCAGTATAACTACCGATTGTATTGAACTTAGTATCAACTGATGCAGTATATCCACCTAATGTGTTCCATTTTGTATCATTAGAACCTGTATAAGTTCCAATTGTAGTAAATTTAGTATCTACACTAGCTGTATATGCTTCAAATGAAGATGTATTTAATTTACCTGCAACCAATACATCATTTGAAGAAGTATAAGATTGGAATGAAGCAGAATCTAATTTCTTATCAATATTAGTTTGTAATACTGATGCAGTTTGTGTTAATTGTGCTTGAGTAACAAAATCAAAAACTAATGAAGAACTAAATGCTTCTAAATTATCTAATCTATAATCAACTGATGAACTAAATGGAATAAATTCAACACCTGCTACAAACAAAGTATTAGGGATTGTGACAGTTCCATTTAAAGTTTGAGTATCAGATACATTATCACCGAGAACATTCGACCCTGAAGAGAATATAACGCTGCTTGATTCGATTATGGTATGTATCTCATACGCATTGATTGAACCAACTACATTTATATTACCATTAAAGTTTACATCAGTTCCACTTGCAGTAAATGCAGTTCTTAAAGATGCTGTATAGTTTTCAATATTATCTAAACGGCTATCTTGTGATGCAGAATCAAATTCTAATTGGTCTAATCTACTATCTACTGATGTAGAGAACGGCCCTTCTAAGTAATCTAAACGAGAATCAACTGATTGAGAATATAATGCTACATTACCAATTCCATTTATTGTTGAAGATGAGATTTCGTTTGTTACGAATAAATTACCAGTATTAGTTTGTGTACCAGTTACACCTAAACTTCCACTAATAGTAGTTTGACCTACAATAGTTTGAGTATCAGATGTAGAATCACCAATTACGTTAGAACCAGAAGAGAAAATTACTGATGAACTTTCAATTAAGGTAATAACCTCATACGCATGGATTGTTCCACTTACAAAAAGGTTTTCACTAATCGTTACACTGCCTGTGATATCTACGTTTCCTTTCAACTCTACATTCTCATGTACAATTAAATTACCAGAAACAATTAGGTCATTATCTACATAGATATCGTTTGTAGTGATTGTAGATGATGATACATCATTCACAAGATATAGATTACCATTCGAATCAATAGATGCAGACATCCAAGCTCCAACACCATCTTGTATCTGAACATAACCTTGTCCGATTGAAGCCGTAATGGATTGATTAGTACCTAAGTGTAATAAACCCTGGTAACTTTGTGAAATGTATAAATTTGATAAATTACTCATCTTATATATTTTTTTATTTTATGTGTATTGCCACTTTCTTAATGCTACATCAACTCCTGTACCCCACTTCTCTGGTGTTGTACCCCACACTTTTGGTGATGTCCATAATTCACATAATGCACAATTTCCAAAATCGTAGTAAGGTATTGATAGAATTGGTAAATTGTAGAAATCGTAATTATCTCTACCAGTTATCTCTTCTAATATTGTAAAACATTTTATATTTTCATAATTCTGCAAGTAACTGATTGGTTGAGAGCTTGGATAAATGTTTGTAGCAAATACTTGTCCGATACTTCCAGTTGTTGCAGTTACTGCATTGTATATATCACCCGTTTCGCAATCTTCTATTCTATAATAACTTCCAGATGGATTAATTAAAAAAAAAAGACAACGATTTTTGTCGTTGTGAACCGTCAGGTCGAATGTTGCGGACCAACCTGCCAGTCCATTATCAAACTTATCTTTAAAGGGTTCACAACTTATCTCTCCGTTGATTTCAAACCCCTCTACACTCCTTTGTGTATATGAGGTTAAATCATTCAGGACACTCAAAGTATTTGCATGTATATCAACCACATCATCCACTCCATAGTACGGAATTTCTTGACTATTTGTTTCACCCTCTGATTCATCATTTTTTAATTTGGTTTTATCAGCAACAATCAATTGAATTTGATATTCAGTTATGTTACTACCAAAGTTAGCACCTTGCACTAAGATATTACCAACGGGATACATTGGAAATTCTCTATCATCTATACTGAAAACATCACCTTGTGTTACGTGTCCAATAGATGGGTGGTTCGTCATTATCGTTTTAAAATAATTTAGAACGTTGTAATACAAAGAGAAGTTTGTAGCGTTATTATGTACTATTTGTTGACTTGCCATAAGTTTTTATAATTGAAGTCCCTGAAAATATTGATTAGCCATATCAGGAAAAATTTGTGTTGCATTTCCTACTGACTCATAGTATTGAGGTATTTGTACGGAGTATGCAATTAAGTAATCCTGTAATCTTGTTGCGTAATAATCTGCATTTGATAATGCTTTGTTTAAAAGATAATCAATCTCACTCTTTGTAGGAGCAACTGATTGGTCTGATAAGTGTTTTACTGCACCAGCAGATTTAAATTGAATTGAACTGAATGGTATATACTCTACACAAGCATACCACAAAAGAACATACTTAATATGTTGGTTCATCAGGTCTTGATAATATTCACTTAAACTACCAAAAGTTCCTGCTTCAATCTGTGCTTGCAAGTAATCAAATAGGACAGTTCCTAAAAGATTCTTCAAATACTTGTCTTGAGCCGTACGAACGAAGGGTAATAGTGCATCAGCATCTATCGCACCTTGTAGTGGTGAGTTCTTAATGATATCGTTTCTTGTAATAAATAATGCGTAGCTCATATTATTCAAATTCGGTTTTAAAGAATGGTTGAGTTGTTCTCAAATATTTTGGTTCTTCTTCCATTTGGATGTGGTTATATCCCATTTCTGTTGTATCACCACTTTCCATTTGTTCGTTTACATCTTCTTCTACCTCTGCAATAGTTTGTCCAGTTTCTTCTGCTGTAGTAGAAAGGATGACTAATGGGGTTAATTGTTCGAATGACAGGTCTTTTTTACCCCAACCACCATTCAATAAGGCATCAGAAATAAAATTCAAGATGATGTTCTGAAATGGTTGTATTGTCATCGTTTGGAAAATAGAATAGGCCGTTTTCATCTCTTCACTTTGTGATGAGAAACCATTATTTGCAGTACGGATACCAAAAAGTAATGGAGAAACTATTCTATGTGCAACTAAGATTCTATCTTGTGCGTATTCTGCAACGTATTGGTACTTTTCATGCAAGTTATCAATATTGATTGCATCTAATGTTGGTTTGTTTGCTGCATCATCGTTAAATGATAACATAAATCTACCAGCATTACGAGTTCCTGTGAATTTAGAGGTAATCATTGCTTCGATTGTTTCTCTTTCTTCAGGTGCAGGAACACCATTATTCATATTAATCATTACTAATGGTAAGAAACCATTCTCAATATTATTGAAATGTAAATTAGATAATTCTGCTTCTACAAATGAAAATTGTAATGCAGATACCCAATCTGGTAATGAATAGTAGTATCTATTTGGTTCGTATTCCTTAATGTAAAGGATTTCTAATTTCTCATTAGATGTTCCAAATGAAGGAATTTTGATTTTCTCTTTTTGTTTCTTAAAATCATTCCAATCAGTACAATAGAAATAGTTTTGAATCTTTGTATGTTCGTATAATTTCTCTGCACGAAGGGTTTGTACTGGAATATGATAGAATTTCTTTATCTTTGTGTGGTCATCGTTCCAAAACACTTGGAATGCTGCATTACCATATAATTTTAAATCAAATGCAACCTTTCTTACATCTTCTCCTGGTAATAACTTTGCTAAATCCTCTTCGAATGTTACATCGGCAGTAGTTAAACCCTTACCATAAATTAAATCGGCAGAACCTTCAACACATGCTGCGTTCGTTGTAGATGTGTTATACGCTTCAGTTATAGCATCAAAATAATCATCGTGTCCGTTGATTCCTACTGGTACCCAATTATAACGAGTCTTTGTATCCTCCGTTATGATAGGAACATCCATTCTTGACAAGTTTAAAACTGAAAGATTTTGTTGTTGTTTCATATTACGTTAAAATTATATATTCGTTAGAAGAGCCTGTATATGAGATATATCCATCATTTTGTGTTTTATACTCACTCTTATCAACTGATTGTGATGCAAATACCTGAATACTACCATGCCATATTGGAGAAACACTACCACTATTTAAAAGAGTTGCACGATATTCAGAACCAACTATTGCACCACTAATACTAGCAGTGAATGATAAGAATGATTCATATCCTTCGAATGATGCAGATGTTAAACTACCAGTCAAATTGTAGTTTCTACTCATATCTTGTAAAGATAGGGTAAACTCATTTGAGGCGGTTGGTTGGGTTCTAATGGTGAATCCGTTACTTCCAGATATATAATAAGTTAGCATTAGGCCGTATTTAAGTTGATTTATCTATAGCTTTAACAAATAGAAACGAAAAAGTTGTGAAATAAAAAACCCACTCCGATGATGAAGTGGGTTTTAATATGTAAAGTGAATATAGATTAACTATACACAATTGTTGGTTGAGTACCTAATCCAGCAAATGGATTAGTTGTAGTTGAACCAGATAAGAATGCTGCTGGTAATTGTTCTTGTCCAGTGAATGTTGCAGAATAACCATAAAGGTCACCCATTGCTCCACCCGTTTGGATAGTACCTGCAGTTAAATCAGCACCTTCGGTTTCACCTACTAATAACGCATCACCTTGCTTTGTCCATACAACGATTTGTGGTCTGCCGTATGCCATCAATTTCAATTGTGTTGTCATTTCGTTAGTCAATTTCTTTAAGTTAAGAGTTAATTCTTGATTAAAGAAAGTTGTACCATTTTCACGAGATGAGTTTACAGTTTCAGTATATGCACTTGTACCTTTCAATTCATAATAGTACACGGTACTACCTGATGGAAGAGCAGTGACTTCGCCACTTGCGTTCTTTGTGAAAGAACCTGTTGTAAAGTTTAAAAAGTAAACACCTTGTAAACCTCCTACTGATTCCTTACAAACTTCTTGTCTTCCTTGTGTTAAATTACAAGCCATAGTATTGAGTTTTGTTTTAAGTTATTAAAAGGGTGAGAAATTAATCTCACCCATTAATTTTGAAATTGATTATTAGTAAGCTCCGTAGTAAACTACATCAGATAATACACCTACTTGTGTACCAGCTGTATATCTCATAATAATACGGAAGTTTTGGCTACCGTCTAAGTCTGCCATATCTAACACCTTAACCTGATTGTAATCACTTAGCAATCCGGTTGCGAAGAATAAGTTAGATTTTTGTGCTGCAACTACTTTAGATGCAGTCATACCTGGGCAATGTACGATTTCGATACCATTGAAGTTGAATGGTTTTTCACCAACGTTTAATTGGTTGTTCCATCCGTTTGCTCCGATAGCACCACCTGCTAATGCTTGTTGGTAAGCTTTTGCTACGTTAGTTGGAACGTATAACAATAAATCTTCTTTACCATATACTGTATCAGGGATAGAGTCTACGATAGAGTTTAATTTATCTAATACGTTAGCAGAAGTGATTGAACCAGAGATAATTGTAGAACCTGAAGTTGCTGCAACTACACCTGTACCTGCTGCTACTGAAGCTGATAAGATAGTTTCGAAACCACCGAATTCACCATTTGTAGCAGTTGCACCACCCCAAATTGATAATTCAGTTGCTTCAGCTACTTTACCACCTACATAAGATACTAAATAGTCTGTGAATGATTTTGGAATTTCATCGAAAGCAGAATATCCTAAAGAAATTGCTTCCCATGATTGTACAAATTCGTCCTTACATAATTGTAAGTTAACTTGTAATTCCTTTGGTTCGATGATTCTCTCAGCGATAGATGCAGAAGCATTTGCTTGGAAATCACAAGATGCATCAGAGATAATGTTATCTACTGATACTTTTTGGATAACAGATTTGTACTTAACGTTCGGCATTATAGTTACATATCCATTATCAAGAGTCTTAGCAGACAATAACGCTGCTGCGATAAAACCACTAGCTGCTTCACCGCTATACGTTGAGTTAGCGATAGTTGGCTGAGCGATTGTTGCGAAATTTTGATTCTTTCTCATTTTGATAAGTTTGTTTTTATTATTTGTATAATTTTTCTAAAAAGCGATTTTGTGTACTCGCTGATTTTTCCTTTGTTCTAACTGATGAAAGTTTTGTGTTACCACTTACTTTTTCAGTTGGTGCTCCATCTAATTTAGGAAGTTCATCTTCTTCATCTACCTCTTCAGGTTCGATATCAGATTCTTCTTTAACTTCTTCCATTTGAGCGATTTTCTTTTCTAACTCTTCGATGCGGTATGAAAGTTTTTCATAAGCCTTCATCTCTTCAGTCTTTTCTTCTGGTTCTGCTTTATCAGTATCTTCTGGCATTGGTTCAACTGATTCTTCAACACCATCTCCTGATGGTAATTCAGTTTCAGCTAATTTAGTTGAACCAGAGGTTACTGAACCTTCTGCAGTTGGTACATCATTTGCTTCATCCTTTTGGTTTGCCTGAGGAATATCTTTTACATCAACGATTTCTAATTCAACGTTTTCTCTTTCTTCAATCTTACCATCTTTTGTGATAACTTTGATGATTGTTTCGTTTCCTTCTGAATCTTTCAATGCAATCTCATGCTCTCCATCTGGTGCTGGTGTTTTAGTACCATCTTCTGAAACTACTTCAACGGGTTCACCCACATCAAATGTAGGAGATTCCAAAATAGTTCCATCTTTTAGTCTTGCGTAAGTTAATGCAACTTCATTCTTTGTTTCCAAAGAAAGTAATGTCATTATCTTTTTTAGTACGATGTTTGAGGTCATAATATTATTTTGTTTTTAATTTTAACAATGTGTGTGTATTCTGTATTAAATTTTTTTGTATTTTTTTTAATTAATAGTATGATATTCTCTATAAATTACATTATCATTTTGTGATACTTTTAAAATTACATAAAATCCAATAGTAGTATCATCTAATTCTATGTTGTATGTTATTTGATTACCATCTATTATATAATCAGTAGTTTCTTCAAATATTGGAATACTGAATGCCCATTCTATTTTAAGTGGTAAACTTTTATCCCAATTATCTCCGATGTTTATTATAAATTGTTTCATATTATCCTAATGTTGGTTTAAATCTACCATCTCTATTATATTCTTGTATTACTTTCTGTGCATATCCACTACCTCTAACCAATGCTAATTTCTGAACGTATCCACCTACCCAAGGGATAAGGTATAAATCACCCATTGCTCCCATCGATATAGTTTGATATGATTTATCGGAATTACCAATAAGGATATCACCTGCAGTATTTGTGCGTGGGTCATACCATCTTACATATTGTCCATTTACATCATTATTTCCAGCAACACCATATATTCTACCATCCATACCGATAGTACCACCACCAGTCCATCTAGGATTAGTACCATATGTGTAGATAGTTTCCGTAATATTCTTATATGGATTGATTCTAATTATAGTATTATTTTCATATGGAAACGAATAAATGTATCCATCAAAATATAAAGTTTGTGTAAATTGTTTATCTGCAAGTGCTGAACCAAATGTAGTACCTGTACCAGCAACAGGGTCATAAACGTAATAGTTTGGTTGATTACCTGGAGCCCAATAACATTTACCATTAGGTCCTAACGTACCTAAACTACCTCTATCCGTTCCAATACTTTGTTTAAGTGTTGCTGAATTAGCTTGAATAGAATATTCATATACACCGGTTGTAAAGGCAGTTCCGATTGTATAAACCTTATCACCATCGAATCCTTGTAATGGGCCACCTTGTCTATTAGCAGGCCCATTTAAATTAGTTGTTGTATTTGTCAATGGGTCTATCTTAAATCCATTAGCACCAAATCCGAATACGTGTTTTGTAATCTTATCATAAAATGCACCTTCGTTGGAAGAATTTACTGTTCCTGTTGTTGTAACACTATCAGTAAAAGTATCTATAATAAGAACATCAGTTCTAACGTGTGGTGCACCATATATTTTACCATTTGGTGCTAACGCAGCACCATTCCATTTTGCAAAACCACTTCCATAATTACCACCAATTCTAGTTGTAGTTGTATCGTATTCAAAATTAGTAGTATTGAATTGAGAAGCAGCTTTTGACCACTGCTCCCATTCAAAAGAACTAAATACTTTTAAATCTTGTTCTGGAAATGTATTATTTTCAAACGCTATCGGTGCAATCATATCTTATAAAAAGTTTTTAATTGAAGTAGCCAATACATTAGTTCCGTCTAAACTTACTAATGATACTAAATCAATTGCTGAACCTGTTGCTGTTGCTTGATAATCATTACCACCTGCAAACTTAATTGAAGGAGCGAATGATACACTACCAGTACCAGGTGTTTGTTGTGTTAATTGAATATTAATCGTTTGTCCTTGTCTAATATTTGTTGGTTCAAAATATGTTGTTGAACCTGATGGTAAAGTTAATAAGAACATATTACCTGCAGAGAAATCAATTGATGCAGTATTAGATGTTACCGTCAACGATACAACTCCACCAAACATACTACCACTAATTCCTAATGAACCGGTAATAACTGCGTTTCCACTATAAGGGAATGCTGCACCACCTCCACCGAATGAAGATGTAGGAACTGTTGTTGTTCTACCATTTGCATCTCCTACCCAAACATATCCTTGTTGTAAAGATGCTGTAAGTGTAGATGATAAGTCTGTACTACCAGTTACAACCAATCCTCTTGTGAAGATTGGTGCAGAATTAGCACCTGTATTTGGGTTTAATTTTAACCATGATGGATATGAACTACCATTGAAATCACCAAACTCAATACCAGAACTATTTGCAGTAATCTTTAATTCGCTATCAAACCCACCTGCATATGCACCAACTATAAATTGATAATCAGTAGAACCATATCCGAAGAACGTTCCATTTGCAGTAGTTCCACCTAATTGAGAACCTAAGAATATACTATCAAAGTTCCATGCACTTACTTTATTAGCAACTAAGTTGGCATTAATGGTTTGATTACCTGTAAATGTATTAGAACCAGTATATGCAGTTTTAGCATTTAATACTTCTTGTGAAGCAGTGAATGCATTTAATGCAGTAATATCAGTTGTACCTCCACCACCAAATGATGAAGTTGCTACTGTTGTAGTTTTACCATTTGAATCACCTACCCAAACATAACCTTGTTGTAAAGAAGATGTTAAACTACCAGTGATTTCTAAGTTTTGTAACATTGCTACATTACGTGGGAATGTTACTCTACCATCAGTAAATGAAGATGAGTTTTGTAATTCAATCGCAACATAAGGTTGTGCAGAACTACTCAATGCAATAATACCTGGTTTAGTAGAGTTGGTTAAAGAAGGTGCACCAATCTTTGATGGATTACCACTTATACCAATTACACCACCACCTTCAACTGAACTTTGTATTTGAACTTTACTAACTGTCGATGCGTATGTTCCATATGCACCACTACCTGATGTAAATGTTATTGCATTTGGTGAAACGTTTGCAGTTCCTGTTGATGCACTTAACAATAATTGATTAGTAAATGGATTATATACTAACGTATCTACACTATCTTTTGATATTGTAGTACCACTTATGAATGTTAAAGGGTATTGTGCGTTAGTAGAAACTGATGCTGGAGTTAATTTAACACTACCAGTCAATTCAATATTGTCTGTTTGAACTACGAACTTTGTTTGTGTACCACCTACATCGTATAAACCAAATTTATTTGTATCATATGCTGCACCTGATGGGAATAAGATATACTCCCACTTTTCTGGGTCGTGGAAGAATGCTGAACCATATGCATAATCTGCAGTGTATAGTTGTGATGCAAATCCTTCGTGTCCTTCACTATTGTAGTGATACCAACCCCATGTGTTATTAGCAAGAGAGTATCCGTTAGAATCAGTAAATGAATTTACCTTTACTACTTGTACTTCTTGATTATCACCTGGTTCATTGAATGTTTGTTTTGATGTACCAGTAATAGTTTGATTACCGATAAATGCATTTGAACCAGTATCAGCGAATTGTGCATTTAATACTTCTTGTGAAGCAGTGAATGCATTCAAAGAACTTAAATCAGTTAAAGATGCGAATGATGATGTTGGAGTTGCAGTTGGTTGATTACCACCATTACCTACCCAAGCATAACCTGTTTGTAAGTTTGGTAAAGTTGCTTCTAATTGATTTACTACTACACCTTGTCCTCCTACACCTTCGAATTGAACTACACCTAATACTTGTACTACTGATGCAGAACCTGATGGGCGAGATGATGTCCAACCACCACCTTCAGCAACGTATATAATTGTTCCTGCAGTATATCCAGTTGTATTTACACCTTCAATTAATCCATGACATAATGCAATACCAGTAGCACCAATTGCAAGGTCTTCACCTACAATATACATTGCTGGCATCTTACTTGCATCTGCTGCATCTGCTACATAGGCATTGCCATTATCTCCTGTACTACCACTAATATAAATTGGTGTACCTTTTGATAATGCAATGCCACTCATATTTCTTACTGTCTCAAATACAGCATCTACATATTGTAAAGATAGATTACCATTACCATCCGTTTGAATAAATGATTTTGCTCCGTTATCTGCTGTTGGATAATGTAATCCACTTGCAGTTAATTGATTTACTACGTTTACTGAACCATTTAAGGTTTGTGTATCATCTGCAGCATCACCTAATATGTTCGAACCTGATGAATATATTACCGAAGATGATTCAATAATTGTATGAATCTCATTTGCAGTAATAGTACCAGTAACATTCAATCCACCTTGTATAGTTTGTGATGTTGTAAATGTATTTGATACATCTACTCTTGCGAAACTACCTGTTTCTGATTCAGTTACCCAACTTCCACTTTGTGAACCTATGTTGGTTAATTGTTGTTGAAGAGAAGCAGTAACACCACCTAATGTAGTATTCTTTGTTTCTTGTGAAGAAGTGAACGCATTTAACGATGTTAAAGGTACGTTCTCCCAACTACCTGATTGAGAACCAATAGTAGTAAATTTTGTATCTACACTACCTGTGTATGATGCAAGAGTAGTATTCTTTGTTTCTTGTGATGCAGTAAAAGCATTTAATGCAGTTACATCTCCACCACCACCCCAACTACCTGATTGAGTTCCTATCGTAGCAAACTTAGCATCTGCAGATGAAGTGTATGCGTTTACTGATGTAAGGATACTAACTACTTGTTCACTACCTGAAACTAATCCAGATGGTTTATCAGTTATGTTATTCCAATCTACTGAACCAACTGATGCAGTAATTGCTAAATCAAATGTAGAACCATCACCCTTTTCAAAAGTAATCGTTGCACCATCCACACTAGCACTAATTAATGCACTACCAGTAAAGTTTTCTAAT